GCAGAACCTCAAAATCAAAATACGGGACACCCAATCTGAATGCCACATCCTCTGCCGGATCCATGTCGACTTCCCTTGTGGTTCGTTCGCAGTGGTTCCCTGATGTGACACACAGTATCCGATCTTTTATTTCTGTTAGGAGCGATACCACCCCAAGCCTCTGGTCCCTTGGGCGCACCTCCTCATAAACAGAACCCACCGAGCTTTTTATTGAGTTATTAAGCAGGTCCCCATTACACACAACGTATCTATTAGGTGCGCCCATAACGTACTGTGTGTGTTTTTTAAAGGCGTTATAATTAAACTTAGGCGACCCGGAATGGATGTCGCAAAATTGGAGTATCTCAATTTCCTTGACATCAGGGGGGAAGGTTATGCTGTGTACGTCCATCTCCCACCCCCCCCTATCCGATATCCCGGACTTGGAGATAATCGGGATACTGCGCGGCAAGAAGCGATGTTATCTGCTTCACTGTCTCGAATATGGGATCCATTCTTTCCCTGTCAGTATACATCCACTCAATTGCCCTAACAGGGATCCCATCTATTTGCCCCGGACACACAGAAAGGCTGTACTCTATACCCTGAGTCTCCACATAGGCCTCTACAACCGAGGCAAGCGTACTCATGGTGGCGCACAGCCTTATTCCGGTGTCCCTGTCTCCATTTTCTATTGCTGAATGCCCCGAGAAACGTATCTGCGGCCGCCGGTCAGTTCCGCCCCTGTCAAATGTAATGATAGTGGGCATCTTATTCTTCCTTCCCGGCTATTGCGATTTCCTGCATCTGTAACTTGACCGCTTCAATCCAGTACACAAAATCATTGGCGCCCCTGCAAACAGCGATTGCCAAGGCCGCCGTCTCTTTGTCCCCCGGGTTGATCGAAAGCATAATATTGTGCTGTCCGCTCTGGAACTCCTCGCCGACCCTTTTAAGCGCATCGAGGTTGATATCTGCCAAGGCTCTCGCGAGCTCTGCATTGTTTAAAAATTTATATATTGGAGAGTCCTTGTGGAATTGTACTTGCTGGGAATTGTCCTCCATTACCTTCACCACCCGTCGCCAAAGCAACGTCCTCCGATGCCGGAGTGCCGCTCTGCTGTAGTTGCGCATCTGCCCCTATGATCGAACCGATCGTCTGATAGACCATCTGGAATGCCTGAATTACCTGTTCCATACTGGGAGCCTGTCCCTGCTGGAGCGCCCTTGCCATCTGGTCCAGCATCATAAGTATCTGTTTGAGTTTGTCTGTTTCCTGCGGGTCGCTAAGATATCTGTCGTAATCCCGCCATCCCCAGAGCGTGTAAAGTTTCTTGCAGACCTCGTAGACATTTTCCGGCCTCATAACGCCAAGCGGAATAAGGCTTGCCGCATACTGGATCATCATCAGCAACTGCTGTGCCCGTGTCTCGTCCTTGTTTGTGGCGCCGCCGACATCAACACTGACGTCAAAATCTCCGGCAAGGTCATCGGGGCTTATTTCTATTGGCTCGTTGAAGACCCTGATAACGATCGTCTGGTCTATGAACTGCTGATTGAGCATTAGGAGCTTCTGGTAGAGCGGCTTGATGCCTGTCTCCGCCATGACCCTCGCTATCAGCTCTATCCTCTGTGCGGAGGCGTTCATTATCTTCGTAATGCCCGTCGCCGTGTTTCTTGTTACGGTAAAGTATTTGCCGCAACAGTACATCCTGTCTTCCGCACTGACGCTGAGACAACGCATGGGCTCGACCTCAATCTCCTTGATTGAGAGTATCTTGACACGCCCTGTGTTGACATGCGCTCTCCAATCCCTACCCTTTCTTTCAATACTGAACGGGCATTCCGCCATTGAGAACGAGATGTGGTAATGTCTCTTATACTTACGTCCGTCCTGATTAACTGGCTCCCGGCTGGTTATCTTTGGTATTCCCCCAAGAGAGGTAATAAGCCTACAAACATCCTCCATGAGCCGTTCGTTGCTTGTACAGAACACGGCTGACGAACCGGCTACCCTACCACGGTATTTATATCTGCATCCGTCAGTATCCATAAGCCCCTTGAGAAGCTCCAGCCTCTGTTCTTTTGAGGCCGTGAAGTATTCCTCCGGGATATGTTTTATGTTATTTTTTGTATCCTCATACCGCGAGTCAACAAGACAGTGTAGGTCTTTCAGTATTTGTCTGAATGGCGTATTGACGATTTGATATGTGGTCGCCCTTCCAGAACGCTGTTGTTTACAGGGTTCTATGCCGCCGTTATAGAACTGTTCGGCCCACTTTCTGAATCTGTCAGTTACCTCTTCATCCATAGACGTAAATCTGTTGGTGTGGCTATTGCCGTCTCCTATCCATGCACCAAGGATATATGGGTCAAGGATAAGTTCCTTCTCTGGATATTCGACAGCTTTAACTCTCGGGATGACAGCTGTATGCTTGCCATCCTGAAGAATATCGAATATCCGCTCTGTCGGCAGTACCTCAAATTCCGGGAATACCTTTTTGCTTTCCCTGATGGCGACTGTCCACAGATGTTCGCCACCAGCCTTAATGACATCGCCATTGCTGAAGGTTATCTCAAACGCCCTTTCTGGCATCTGCACCGGGTGGGCCTTTAAGACCTGCGTTGGCTTGCCGTCAGAACCTATGACCATGTCCCCAGCAACGACATCTTTGTTCAGCTTGACCGTTCCGTCAGCCATTGGTATCGGCGTATCAAGAGCAAGCATCTTATTGAGCGAGTCCGCATCAAGCCCTTGGTTGTAGCTTGTTACGCCGGTGCGCTTCTGGAGCATGCTGTCTGCAAGCTCTATCATTGTGAGCGGCATCGAATGCAAGCTCGGAGGAGTGAGGGGCTGAACAGAACCCGCCACTATATTGGTCCTGACAACGGTCCCGGGGCGCGGGTTAAGAAGTGCGTTGATATCCACCCCGGCATTGCGGTTGACCAGCCACATCCCGTTATTCTGGAACGAGATATTGTCAAGTGTCTGTCTGATAAGTGCGGTCTTCAGTGACTGGAATTCGCCGACAAGTTCCGGCATTCCTATGCCTGTGAACTTGAACGGATCAAGCATCGGACGCAGGACCTCGAACGGAGGCTGTCCATGCCCGTATGGGTTCTTCTCCATCCGGAGTATTGATTCGCCGCAGAAGACGATAAGATACGGTTCCTGAAAACCCTCGCCCTCTAGGTCTATAAGTCCCCACCACTCGAACACTTCCAGCTTCCTTCTTGCCAGCTGGTCCTCGTGATTGTACGTAGCGTTGGTCTCGGGCGGGTTCTGCCCTGCCGCCGCATATCTGGCGGACTCTTCGTGGTTGGACTGGTCAGATCTCTCTTTGTCGACCCATTCTTTGACCTTGTCTACGTTCTGGTATATCCCGTCCTGTTCGAGCTGTCTCAGTTCCCCGAAGGTGCGCCACACTCGATGTATGGCAAACTGTGCCTCTTCGATGGATCTTGCTTCGGGATCCATGTAGAAATCTTCCGGAGAGATAACCTCGACCTGCGGACCGGAGTAGCTTTTTATCTTTTTTGTGCCCCGCACATCCCTGTAAACCCTCATCGATTCCAGAGCGACGGGCTGTACTCCCTGCGGATATGCGTTGATTTGGCCTATCTTCGCAAGCATTATGGGGTCGTTCTGGGCTGCGGCAAGGATATCTTCTGTCAGCACCGAACCCATCGGGATATCTTCCGGGGATCCGTCAATATTGATAAAGTCGCTGTCGGCCAGCATGTTCTGCATCTCTGCCTCGCTGACCACCGGCATATCGAACCCCTTCTTGACATAAATATCCCGCCAAGTCACCTTGATAACGCTGGTTCCGTATATGAGCGCTGTTTTGATCCACTCATAGAGGACATTGAATCCCTGAACCCTGCGTCCCATAAACTGCCAGTTTATTAGTCTTTCGTGCTTCTCGGCCTTCTTGACATCTTCAGTCCCGACAGGGACCACGGATATCGAGGCGTTGCTACCGGCGAATGTCCTCATAAAGCTCGGCATCATCCACTCGATGGCATCCATCGTGTCTGAGCATTTTATCCGGGAACGCCCGTCCCTTTCGGCGATATCGTCTCCCTTTGCCCGGTAGATGTTGTAGTGTTTGACCCTGTTCGCCTGTTCGCTCTCGTTGGCCCTCTTTCCGACCTCGATATCGTTCTTGACCACCCGGATCACTTTCGCTGTTATTTCATCGATATCCGAGGAACCTTCTTCGTCATAAGCATTCATGAGGCTCTCTTCGAGTATCTCTATATCTCCGGAACCTAACGGGACCTTCCCGCCTGTCATTAAAGCCATACCTTATCCCACCCCTTCGACATCACGGAACATCCGCTCCCGGATATCGCAAATTTTCTCCATACTGGTCCACATTGGTCATATCTCGCCATGACGGCCTGTGCCCCAAGATCATCATCAAACAACGCAGGGCGATAATGGTGTCTCTGCCCTCGTCGCCTCTTATCGCACTGCTCAGTTCCCATATAAGCTCGTCGCACCCCCGGAAGACCTTAAGCCTTGGAGGCGAACCATCCGACGGGGAGTCAAACTGCGATATCATCTCCGCAGTAAGCACCTTCCATGAGTCAGCCCCCGGACATAAAGGAAGGCCGACGCCTATATAATTCCCGGCCCATACCGTTCCGGTTATCGGGTCAGGATCGAACATCTCTTTCGGGGCAAATACCGGACCGCACCTTCTGCCGCTCAGCACCCGCTGGTACTGGACATAGAGCTCTGATGGCGACATAACGCCCTTGATTTCGTCCGTAACATAGAGCCTTCCCTCTGGTGAGCAGACAAGGAATATCATTACCACTTCTCCGTCAGACCTTGCGGCCATAGCGGCCCATCTTGGCCAGTTGGAAGGGATCTTCATCGGCTCCATCACATGCTCCTGAGTGTTGAATGTGTGTACGAGCCTGTCTACATTGACATCATCAGCCATCGCCATCGCGTCAAGGATGTCGTCATGCTCCCCGTCAGGGAACGCAGACATCTGATCATTCAAGGCCCCCCGCCACGATGCACCCCTCGGGACCAGAATCTGGCCCCCCTCGAGTAATGGCTGTAATCTCCCGCTTATCTTCAGGTTCTTGTTCTGCCTTGTCTTTATCTCAACCACGCGGAACGCGTCGGGTTTGATAAACCTTCTCTCCATCTCGTTCTTCAGCATCACAACAAGCGCCTGTTGGTAAGCTACAGTCTCTATTCCCACACATACCGGATCCCACTTGCCTACCATTGTCAGGATGTCATTCACAAGACCGTTCGGGTCCCTCTTCCTGAAATCGACATCGAGTATGTACCTCCTGCCGCCCTTCCCATCGACAAACGCAAGTATTACGGACGGATCCGCTGTTTTCTTCTTACTCAGAGCAGGGTCAATCACCAGAGAAACACTCCCGCTCCTTATCTCCTTCTGTGCCTCGGCATCATGCCAGTCGAACTCAACCAGCTTCTCCGGGTGCAATGGATGTGAAAGAGGCGACATGTTCTGGCACATGCGCTCCCTCATGAAGGTATCCTCTTTCCCAATAGCCTTAAACGCCATATATTCGGCCAGTATCTCTTCTTTGGTGTGCCGGGCTGGCCATGTGGGCTCCCCGATCTCTACCTTGATGCCGTCATCATGCAGATAGGTCGCTATACCTACCCTCATCGTCTTAAAATTCAGCACGTTCGCATGAGCCATTACCCGCTCAATCACGCATTTTGCCCCGACATTGTTCCCAATCATAAATATCCTGCTCGCCTTACCAAGAAACATAACATCCGACAGGAACCAGTCCCAGTCCTTAGCCGGGACTACCTCTGAGTCCATGTCCGCAAGGTCCTGTATGT